GAGGAGTCAGCGTTGAGTAGGAGAACATTAGTTGATAGTTTTCTCATTCATGGAATAGCAGCCAATTCTACAGTTGGTATGGTGACGCCAGTCCAAGCCAAGTTGAGATCAATGCCGTTTTGGTCTAAACAAGATATGGCAGGAGTGGCACGCACTTATAAACTTGCTTCATGCTATGAGTATAATGCTCCAACTGGTGTAGGAGATTGTGGAGCTATGTTGTATTCCACTGACCAACGCATTCCATTGCGTATACTGGGAATGCATGTAGCTGGCGGATCAGGAGTTGGGATAGCAGCGGTGATGACTCGTGAGATGTTGAAAGAACTTGATGATCTCATAGACGTCGATGACTCGACGTGTTCAGAAATCGTTATTCCGGATGGTGTAACACAAGGTGAGATGAAAGTCGTACCTGAGGGACAGTACATGTTGTATGGATCTGTTTCTAAGCAATGGGAGGCTGCTTTGCCACAGAAATCGGAAATAATACCTAGTCCGATTCATGATGTGGCGTATATACACACTACAGAGCCAGCTGTATTGACCAATCGAGATGAACGGAACAAGTCGGATAGTAGTCCATTAACTAATGCTGTAAAGAAGTATGGCAAAGTGATGGGCCAATTTCCCACCGTTCTGGTCGAGACAGCTGCCCAGGATTTATACCACGTAGTGAAGCAGTTTTCTGTGCGAAGAAAACCCCAACTTTTAAGTGAAGAGGAAGTTGTTCTAGGGAGTGAAGCCACTGGCTTAAAACCCATGAATTTTCAATCTTCACCAGGGTGGCCTTACTCTGTAAAAGATAAAGGTCAATCAGGAAAAGCATATTTATTTGACTTAGATAGAGGTAAAATTAAAGATGAATTTCTGCGTAAAGTGTTTGAAGAACGTGAAGAAGCAGCGTTGAAAGGTGAAAGAGTTTTGAGCGTGTGGAAAGACTGCCTAAAGGACGAACGTCGTTCTAAGGAGAAAGTTGCACAAGGCAAAACAAGACTATTCACTATTCCACCTGTGGATTACACCCTTCTAACACGTAAATATTTTGGAGACTATATTCAAGCTTTTTACGACAATTTCGATGGTAGTTTCTCTGCTGTGGGTATCGATTGTGAATCTCACGATTGGACTCGATTGTTTAATCGTATGGTTGATAAATCACAACGAGTGATTGCCGGAGACTATTCTTGCTTTGACGGGACAATGTTGCCCGAGGTTATGGATGTGTGTGCTGACATCATTAACAAATGGTACAACGATGGGCCAGAGAACGCTCGCGTTAGGCGCCTTATTGTTCGTGAAGCCATCCACACATTGCATATTTGCAAGGATAGTCTTTATGGCAGTTGCAAAGGAAATCCTTCGGGAAATCCTTTAACCGCAATCATAAACACGATGGTTGGAGCTATCTATCAGCGTATTGCCTTTTTGGCCTTGGCAAGACGCAATAATTTTCAATATACTTTAACTGAATATAAAAAATTCATTGAAGAATGTAACTATGGCGATGATAATCTGAACGCCATTGCTGAGGAATTACTTCCTTGGTTTAATCAAGAGACCATTTCTGCCTT